CCGAAGGCGCCTTATCGCTTGTCTGACAAATCAGGCGTTGATTTGCTTGTAAAGGCGCTGCCCCTCCGAGCGTGACTTGCCGACCTTGCGCTCGATCTGAGCCGCCGGACGCTCATCGCTTCAGTCAACCATCTCGGCTTGAAGCGCCGCGTAGCCATCAATGGTGCTTTCGTTCTCCGACGTCGTGGTAAGACGGCGGACTTTAGCCGAGCCCAGCGGCTTGATCCCGGATCGAGGTAAAGCCGGTGGGACATTGCTCAAAAAAGCCTTGGAACAACATAGAACGAAAACTGTCCCACTTTTCGGTTAAGCCATTGATGTGAAATAGAAGTGGCAGTCCCCTAGGGAGCGCCAGCGTGTTAGTTCTCATGTTGTTTTCCCTCTCTTTTTTCCGCCTTTTCCCAAACCGCTCACAACGGTTTGGGAAGCCTTGTTCGCCTTGTGTGCTTCAAGCTTGATTACTGCGTCGACGGCGAGCCCGATCTGATCGGCATCCGCGGTGTAGTTCTCAGCTTCGGCGAGTGTGGTGTGGCCGAGCACGGCCATGATCTCTTTTGCCGTCGCACCGGCTTCCGCCAGGCGTCTTCCGGTGGCTTTGCGCAGGCCGTGCGGCTGACATACGAGCGGCAAACCTGCCTCGCGGATCGCGTCACGCATATACTGCGAGAACCCGTCGACGGAAAACGGCTTGCCGTAGGCGGTGGTCAGGATCGAGACGTGATCGCGCTTCGCTACCGCCAGCGTGGTTGTGAGGTCGCGATGCACCGGGATCAGCAGGCGCCGGTTGGTCTTCTGCTGCACGATGCTGATCTTGTTGTCGGCCATGAAATGCGACCACGCCATCCGCACCACGTCGGATCGCCGCTGGCCGGTGTTGAGGAACAGTTCGAACGCCAGCCGCTGCTTGCTGCCTAGGTTCCATTTGTTTCGAAACGTCGCGATCTCGGCTTCGGTCCATGACCGGATGCGCTGGGTCTTCGGCCGCTTGATGCCGAGGCTCGGATCATGTTTCAGCTGGCCGATGTTGATCGCGTGGCGGATCAGGATGCGAAGCTTTTTCAGCGTGTCCAGGGCTTCGCCGGGACGGTCGGCGTAGGGCTGCATGATGCCCTTGACGATGTGTTCGCGTGTCAGGCCGGCGACGCTGCGGTGGCCGTGCTAAGTGCGAAGCACTTCCAGCCGCCGAAAATAGCCGACCTTGCTGGTATCGCGCAGCCCGACGTACTCGGCACTTTTCATGTAGGACGCGATCAGCGCCGCGATGGTGCCTGGCGCCGCAGTACTGAGACGATCGCGGACAGGTTCGACGACCTGGCCAAAGCAGCGCCGCCTTATAGGCTTCCATGAACGCATCGCTGGTCGGATCGTCCGGCAGACGGATGCGCGGACCATTGGCGTTCCGGTTGCGGAACGACAGGTAGGTCTTTCCCTTGACGTGGTTGCGTTCAACATGAAGCGGTAGTTTACGCGGCATCAACATCATCCCAGCTGTGATCGTCGTCTGCGGTGGCAGCGTCTGCCGGCAGCAGGTCGACGGCTGTGTCGAGTTCTCGAACGTCCCAGGCGTGGCGCTTTTCGCTCAGACGTTTCGCGGCCGGCATGATGCGGTCCCTCACCATCTTGTCGAACGTGGCCGGTGCGACCGCCACATACGCCGCCGCCGCCTCGCGGCCGATCAGCCGCGGCGGAAGGTTGGGCGGTAGAGCGATCTGCCTGGCCATTGTCACCACACCCGTAACGGCGCCAGCAGCGGACTGACACCGCCTGGCAAAACGGAAAAGTCGCCACCGTCGGCGATGGTCTGCCGGTTTTCGTAGAGGTCGCCGACCATGCGCTTGATCGCGGTGACGATCGGCGCCGGCACATTGGGTTGCGGCGTGGCGTCGGCTGTCAGGTAGCCGGCGCGGAAACGCACCATGATGTTTTCGTCGCCGCTCGCGATGCCTGGCCATGACCGGCCCGCCTTGAGCACGATGCGCGCCTTGCCAAAACCGCCGATGCCGATCACGTCATAGGTGCTCGACGGCAACGTCTGCAGCATATTGTTGGTGTCGTAGTAGCTGACGCCTTCCACCTCGATCAGCGGCGGTAGCGGCACCTCGATCGCGTTCCCTGAGAACGACGACAGCCGCAGTTCCCATGCCTGTTCGCCCAGCGCGCGGCCGAGCCATCCGTCACGGCCGTCGAGATTTGCGATCGCCGCGGCGACGTAGCCTTCGATCAGCGCGTCTTCCTCGTTGCCGTCGACGCGCAGATGCGCCTTGGCGTCGGCGAGCGTCAGCACGTCGTCGTTATCGGGCGCCTCGATCAAATAGAGCGGCATGGCCGTCATTCCTTTGCAGCGGTGCCACCGCCGCGATCGGCGACGGGCTGGCGTGTTTGTTCGGGCTGCATGTTGGCCGGCGTCAAATAGGTGTCGCCGTCCGGATCGGTGCGCGGGTTGGCGTTCTCGAACCTGCGTAGTTCGTTGGCGCTGTAGAGACCGACTTCCCGCGCAATGCGATAGGCCTGAAACCGCGTCAGCATGTCGCCGCGCAGCAACAGGTCGACGTCGAACTCGACTTCATAGGAACGCCGGCTTGCCTCGCTCAACAGCGCGCGCTCGATCGTGCGTTCCCATTTGTTGAGCCACGGCTGCAGCGTCTGGGTGTAGAACCAGCGCGTCACCTCGACGATCGAGCTATAGTTGCCACCGGAAAAGTCGCCGATGATCGGACCAGGCACACGGAAGATGCGCGACAGCTGCTCGACCGAGAAACGCGGCGTTTCCAGCATCTGCGCATCATCCGGCGACACTGAAATTTGCTGCCACTTCAAGCCTTCTTCGAGCACGGCAATGGCGCCGGCCTTGTCGGCGCCGCCATAGGTCGCCTTGAAGCTGTCGCGCAGGTTCTTGGTCGCTTCCTCGCCCAAATGATCCGGATGCGAAAGGATGCCGCTCATCGCCGCACCGTTGCGGAAGGTCGAGCCGGCGTATCGCTCGGATGCCAGTGCAATGCCGAGCGTTTCGCGGGTGCGCGTCAACCGCGACTTGCCGACGATGCCGTCGTCGGATCGGTCTTTGATGTGCAGCATGTCGTCGGGCAGGATGCGCCGCGTTCCGCCTGACGGCAGAAAAACGTCATAGGCATATCGGCCGGTGCTGCGGACGTGCACCACGCCCACCAGGTCGGGCGGAAATGGTGTCAGCCCGACCGGTGCGCCGCGGCCGTCGCGGACGATCTCGGCATAGGCGTTGCCGCGCAGCAGGCAATGCGCCGTCATCATCTCGATCAACTCGCTCGCGGTGAGGCTTGGCGTCGGATCGCCGCTGAACAGCCGCGCCACCGGATGCGCCGGTTCTTCCAGGCGGCTGCCGTCCGGCATCTTGCGATAGACGCGCAGCGGCAGCATCGCACAGCTTTCCGCGATCGCCTGGGTGCAGGCAAAGACGACCGACAGGTTTTCGGCGAAATAGGCCGAGACGTAAGTGCCGCCGTCTGTCGGGACGTCGCCGAGCTTCAACAAGTCCCAGCTTGTCGGCTGCGAGCGGGCTTCGGTCGATATGGTATTGAGGCGCGGCATCGTCACACGGTTTCCAGAAAGCGGCGCAGCGATCGCAGCCGCGGCGTCGGTGCAAATTTTAGTTCGAACGACCGGCGCGCGACCGCGGTGTCGAGATAGGCCGGCTGCGCCGTGATCGTGATCTCGTACAAGTCAACGTCGATCAGCTCGCGGATGGCGTGGTCGCCGCGCATTTCCCAGCGATCGCCGCCTGCAGGTGTCGAGAACGCAAAGCTTGCGCCCTTGACGTCGCCGCGCTCGACGCTGACCAAGAGGTCGCGCGCCGCAGTGGTGTCCGGCACGTCGATCTCAAAGGCGAGGCCCTTTATGTCTTCCGACAGCCGCAGCGTATTCGCCGAGCGCCGGCCGAGCACCAGCTGCGGCATGTGTTGCACCAAAGCGAGCGGGTCGCGATCGCTCTTGAGCGTGCGGGTGAACGCGCCAGGCCGGACGATCTCGACAAAGCCGCCCAGGTCCTGCGACAGCACATTGAACACCGCGGCGTGACCGACCAGCCGCGGGCGCTTGCCGTCACCCTCGGCCCTCAGTTCGATCGCGGCGCGGCGCTCGACGACGTTGCTCATGTGGTCAACAAGTCCTTGGTCGCGGCGAAAGACTGAGGATGGCGCAGGGCAACGTCGACCGTGCTCATCGCCCTGACCTGGACGTTTCCTTTGCTAAATGCCGCGCTTTCAAACGGGTTCGTCAAAATGTCGAGCTCGCTCCAATAGCCGAGCAGCAGATCACTGAAGTTTCCAAAGATCAGTGCGCTGCACGTTGTGCCAGATGTGCCTTTGACCAGGTTCGACGGTACCAAATTGGTTTCGGCGAGCGGATAACCGAGCAGCGTGTCGCGTTCCGTGATGATGAAATTGCTGCTGGTATCGGTCGTCGACTTCAACGTCGTTCGCAGCTTTGCGGCTACTTTGCTGTTTGTTAAAAACGCCATGTTGGCGCCGAGCGCATTGGCGGTCGCCACCGAGGCGATCAGCGCCGAGAGGTTGGCATAGCTCGGGGCGAGGCCGTTGGCGCCGCCAGGAACGTCGCCGATGCCGCTAGTCGCCAAAATGCCGACGGGCATGTTGCTGCCGCCGCCATTGATCGCCGCACTGTCGATCGCGGCCGCCAAAACCTGCGCGAAGTCGCGGCGCACCAGCTGCTCGATGTCCGGGCTGCTTTGTAGCAACATGTTGCGTGAAAACTCGACGATGCCGCCAGCGTGCTTAGGCGTCAATGTCACCTTCTCATGAACCTGGTCGCTTGGCGTCAGCGCGGAATTGTCGGCGACCCAGCCGACCGTTGCACTGGTCGCCAGGCGTCCGATTTCAACGTTGCCGACAAGGTCGGACAGCACCGTGGCGCCAAGCTTGCGGATCACTATGGCCGCGCGAAGGATGTCGATATATGCCTCGGGGCGCGGATCGACCGGCGTGATGCCGACGCCGCCGGCCGACGGTGTCATCACCCGTTGCTCGATGTGGAAGACCTGGGTCGGCGCAAAGATGCCTTCCGGCGAGCGGCCGCTGCGCCTGGCAAGCTCGCGGGAAATTTCGCGTTCGCGGCCGGCGTCAACGTCGAGCCCGGCTTGCGCTGCCATCGCCCGCACCAGACTATAGCTGCGGCACTCGGTTTCAAAATGCCGGTCGCCGTTGCTGACCGGCTCGCCTGGCGAGCGGCGCTCGGCTTCGGCGAGCGTCGTGGCGCGGCCGATCTTCTTGTCGAGGTCGCTGATCTCGGTTTTTAGCGTGGCAAACTTCTTGTCTTCGTCGTTCGTGAGGTCGCGCTTTTCAGTGTCGGCAGATCGGACAGCGCGCGCATTGCGACGACGGCATTGGCGCGGGCTTCCTGTAGTTCGTGGACTTTCATGGTTCGATCCTTCCTTCAATTGCGTGCAGGTTTTAATTTTGAAGTCGCTTCAAAATTAGTTGCACGCGCGTCATTTTCAGTTGCTCACCGTCATTTCTACGGCGTCGTTCGCAAGATATCTGGCCAGTTCGATGAAGTCTGAGCGAGCCAGCGAAAACCAGATATCGTCCGCCCCAGTGCGAGCACGCAACAGCACGACGTCCGTCTTGGTGTGGACGAACACCTTCATCTCTTTGAGGTGGACCGCATGAAAAACGTCATCAGGTTTCGGCACTGCTCTCATGTGTCACTCGCCAGCTGGTCACGAAACAGGGTGGCGACCGCAGAAATGGGGTGATGGTCGATCTTGATCTCGATGCGGAAGGCGGTGCGGGCTGCCATCTGTTCGCGGGTCGCCTCGCGCTTCTCATCGAGGAAATACCCCGCTTCTTCCTGGTAATGGTATTCGCCGGCCCACATGTCGATAGCAATGGATGCGTCCGCATCAGGTCCGCCAAACACGACGTGGATGTTATAAATGGGAAGCGTTTCGTCGGGATAGGCTTGCTTGAACGCAACATCAAAAGCCTTGTCGCGAACCGCCTCGATCACAGCGGTAAGCGCGTCGACAAACGTGTGACGTGCGGGCAATTGCTGCAGGTGCGGAAGCTCAAAGCCTTTGACTTGCCACAGGCCATCGTCGTTTGTGGTCCAGCCATCCGGCGTCCCGGTGTGGTACGCTGTGTGCTGGCAGGGCATCACCGAAAACTCGCGGACGCCTCTCAACACCTCAACGCTGATGAACGAACAGGCGATCGCAATGATCGTGATCGCCGCATCGCGCGGCGTGACGTCGGCGCCGCCGCGGCCGCGCTTGCCTCTTGAAACTTCGCCGGCTTGCTGCACGACGCGATGCGGATAGTCGACCTGGTAGTCGCTAAGAAGCATCGCTTCAGCGAGCGCGGCCTTCAATTGTCCGGACGAAATAGGCGCCATCTATATTGCAATATCACGTTATTGTGGAAAGCGCAATAAGGTGATATTGCGTTATAAACAGCTGCGTTCACTCAACCAGAAGGATACATCGCCATGAAGCCCCGACTTCGCACCGCCGCCGACCTGCAAACGATGTTTTTTGCCGAGCATACCGACACTCTCACTGAAGCGGTAGCGGCATGGGTCAGCGCCGTGCTGCCCAGGCTCAACCAGCAGCAACGCGAGATTTTCGACGCCATGCTCGACGGACGTTGTGACGTCGCCGTCGAGGTCAGGCTGCGCAAAGGCACGATCGTGCTGAAGGCCATTGATGAGGCGCAGGGCAGGTTTTCCGAGCTGCATCGCGAGGATGTTGCACCGTTGCGGCCCGCCGGCCACGCAACGCCGCCCGACAGGGCGCAATAATTCACGCCGACCAACGACAATGAAAAACGAGAGGAGGAAACGATGAAAGCAAAAAGCCAAGCACTGCGATTTCGGCAAGCCCTCGAATTGCTGCATCGAACCGACACCAGGTTGATGCTGATGCACAGCCGGGACGGCGACGAATTTTACATCCTGCCCCGTGGTGGCCGCGTCGACGCACGCGACGCGCAAAAGATTTTAGAGCGTCCCGACGTTCGATCCTTCGACGACGGACTATTCCCCGGCCACGCACAGCAATGGCGGATGTGCCGATAACCTTACGCCACCCTGACGGCGACCAGGCCGCGGCTGGCATAAATGCTCGGCTTCTTCGCCGGCACTTTCGCCGCGGCGCCGACCGCCATGACGGCAGCGACCAACCCGTCGATGCGGCCGGTCTGTCGATCTTTGACCAGCTTGCGACCGCCTGTCGGATCGCTCACGGTCGCCGCATTGGCCACACACATTGCCATGACCGGATGGCCGGTGTGACGTAGCTGCCGCTG